GTTCATCTGGTCGCCAGATTCAGGCACTACGCTTTATTCTGCCAGAACTAATGGTGAACTAAGTCTCAAGGAAACTGCATTTGAAGCTTATGAGTGGAGTGCAGTATTCGAGGAGGAGCTGTGAAAAATGCCTAAAAAAATAGGAAGACCAAAGGTAAAAATTGATCTTGATATTGCCGAAAAACTTGGTAATTTGCAATGCACGATCAAGGAATGTGCTGCATTTATGGATATACCAGTAACTACCTTACAAGGCAGGCGGGATTTTCGTTTAGCTTACGAAAAGGGTCAGGAAAACGGAAAGATTTCACTTCGGCGGATTCAATTCAAACTTGCTGAACGTAATGCGACAATGGGCATTTGGCTGGGTAAGCAATACTTAGGACAGCGAGAGATGACCTACGAAACCAGCGAACCTATTGACTTAAAAGAATTTGCAGAGGTTATAGCGAATAATTATGAACCTGAAGCCACGTAATACACCGCCAAAGCTTGTAAACCTAACGCCTATTCAGATTCAATACCTGAAAGACGAGAGGCATAGGTTTTTCATTAACCCTTCTGGTAGGCGATCACGCAAGACACTAATAGCGAAGCGCAAGACCCTACTGGCGGCATTGCGAAACCCAAATACTAATTATTTCTGCGGTGCGCCAACTCACGCACAGGCAAAGAATATCTACTGGAATGACCTCAAGCGGGATACCTATTATTTCACACAATCGAGGTCTGAAACTGAAATGAAGGTTATCCTAAAAAACGGCTCAATGATTCAGGTAATAGGGCTGGATAAGCCGGAGCGAATAGAGGGTATGCCCTGGCACGGCTGTCACATAACCGAAATTGGCAATGTCAAAGAAACTGCTTGGGGTGAGAATATCCGACCGGTATTGAGCGATACAAACGGCTGGGCAATACTCGATGGCGTGCCGGAGGGGATCAATTTCCTATATGATTTAGCGCTGTATGCCTGCGATGGCGCATTACCTAAAACACAACCAAAGGTAGGTGCATTTGCCGAATCGAAAAACGATCCGCAATGGTGTTATTACCATTGGTTTTCCAGCGATGTATTGACTCCAGAGGAAATATACGCTGCTAAAATGCAATTAGATGAGCGCACATTCCGGCAGGAATATGAAGGATCATTCGAGAGTTACGCTGGCTTAGCCTACTGGGCATTTAGCGAAAAGAATCTTGATTTGTCAGTTGAATATCATAGAGGTGAAATAATCCATATTGGGATGGATTTCAATGTTGATCCGATGACGGCAACATTTAATCATATTCGTGGTGATGATATATTCCAATTTGGCGAAGCGTATTTGAATCATTCTAACACGTTCGAGATGATTGAGCATATTAAGCAATTATTCCCAGTTCAGGACTGCATAATATATCCGGATTCCACTGGAGCGAGTATGAGTAGTGACGCTAAGAAATCAGATATTGGATTACTCAAAAATGCTGGCTTTAAAGTGCGAGCATTGTCGGCTAATCCTTTTCAGAAAGACCGCATAAATGCAGTTAATTCTAAAATGAGAGCTGGCGATGGGAAACCACATTATTTTGTCAATCCCAAGAATTGTCCTAAAACTATAAACGATTGGAATAAGGTAATGACTACCGCAGACGGACGGCTTGATAAAACGCAAGAGAAAACGGGGCTGGTCCATATCAGTGATGCAGAAGGATACCTTATTAACTTTTTGTTCCCTATTCAACAATCAAACGCATGGAGTATACAAAGATGATACCTGAAACTAAAGGTAAAAATGCAGTACTGGAATCTGTAATTTCAATGGCGAATAATGAGCGTATAGCACGCTATAATAATCTATTAATGAAAATCCATTATTATGAAGGCACAGCCAAGCAAAGAGAAAAATACCTGCAACCATACCTGAAAATTCAAGATGGCGATATACCATTCACATTTACAAATTTGACAAATAAAATTATTCGCCGTAAATCAAATGTATATCGCAAAGCACCAGTGCGATACTTCGATTCAGAAGTATCATATTACGATGAAATTACAGAAGAAAAAATTACAGTAATGAAGCAAGCTGAGCGTATGGCACATTTATTGGGCGTTCCAGCCATTCGGGTATTTTGGAATAAAAACAAATTCGGTTATCGAATAATTAGATATTATGAATTATTATTTGAAAACGATGCGGAGAAACCAAGTGCTATAATGTATCCGATTAACAATGGAATAACTGAACCTGAATTGTGGGTATATTGGGATTACCAAAACCATTATGTTATGGATGATAAAGGTATTCCTGTTAAAAACCAAGCGGCTTATGGTGTGAATGATAAGATGGAGAATCCCTATTCTAAATTTAATCTTTTTCCATTTGCATTTTGTCATGAGTCTATGCCATTTGAAAGCTTTTATGTTTCAGGGGCGGAAGATATAGTAGATGCAAATCAAAAAATTGATCTGGCATTAACAAATTTGAACTACGCCATTAGATATTCGGCAATTAAACAGGCATACATTAAAGCATTGAATCTAAAAGATGTAAAAGTTACCGTTGGTTACAATAAAATTATGGCCGTCGAGGGTGATCCAGGACAAACCGAAATTGGAGTAATCGATTTGCAATTACAATTAACGGAAATGGTAGATTCAATTAAATTCCAAATTCAATTACTCGAGCGGAACAATGATCTGTCGATTAACTGGGGTATTGAGGGCGCACCATCAGGATTTAGTCTTGTAGTTCAAAACATTGATCTATTATCGGGCTGGGAAGATGATCTCGATATATGCCGTAAATGGGAGCGTGATATATACGAAATCGAAAAAGCAGTAGCTAATGTAGATGCAAAGAAAATACTACCAGATAAAATGAATATTGACTTTTCAGAAGTGAAATTTCCAGTAAATCCAGAAGAAGAACGGGCAAAATGGGAGTGGGAATTTTCACATAATATAAGCACACCTCTGGACTATATGAAATCACAATCGCCAGATACACCTGAAGACGAGCTAAAAAAACGGCTGGAAGAGAATGCCAAATTAACAAGCTCAATTAAAGCAGCTGAGAAACCCAAACCACTAACATTCGAGGAGCGATTACTTGGCGCAAATGTCTGAGAAGGCGGCGGACTATTTCGCATTGCAAGCGGAGCAAATCCGGAAAAAGCTAATCAATGAATTAGTCAAAATATACAAAAAGGGCGGAGACCCCGCCGCCTTTGCGGAGCAAATGCTAACTGCCAATTTCACAGAGCATATAATCAATGACTTAGGATTCGCAGATGAAATGAATAGCCTATTTGCCGAATACGATAAAATCGCTGGTGGTATAGCCAAAACTTTTGGGCAAGTGCCAACGGTAGCTATTGAACAACTCAAGACTCTGGATTCACTCTTTTTTATGGAGCACGTGCGAGATGTGGGCGAGGCGTTAACTCGTCAAATGGTATATGCGGTATATACCAGAATTGACGAAAAGACCTTAATTGAAAACTTGATGGCGGCTACTAAAAGCCTGAGTAAAGAACAAATTGGCACATTAGTTAACACATCATTGCGGACATTTTCACGAGCTACATTTGCGGCAACAGCGCAGGAATATGCGCCGAAAGACGCTAAATATCGATACGTTGGACCGGAAGACGACCGAACCAGACCGGAATGTTTGGAAATGCTATATGCTGGCGAATTAACACTTGACGAAATTGAGGAACGTTTCCCAGGATCGCTAATTGATGGCGGAGGCTTCAATTGTCGGCATAGTTGGGAATTAGTGGTTGAATGACTGACTACCAGCAGATAGAAAACTGGATATTGTTTTTAATATTGCAAATGATAAAAACAGGATTTAAAATTGACAAGCGATGGTTAAATTAGCCGATATACCAAAAAAGACGCCTCAATTCTGGTATGCACTAAGCGAAAAAGTCTGCAACGCTATTCGTGACCGAGTGCAGAAAGAGCATAAAAATGCTAATAGCGAAACTTTCAATAATTATTCCGATTGGTACGCTAACCTTAAATCGCAAAGGAAGGCAGCTAAAGTTCAGGCTTCGACTTCTACAGTTCCAGATATGACGCTAACAGGCAAGACAATGGCAGATTTGCAAACCTTTGAGGCGACTAAGGACGGCGCAACACTCGGCTGGATTGGATTGCACGCTGGGATAGTGGAGAGCCTGCATAATCGAAAGAATTACAGAATTGTTAATCTCAATGGCGACCCATTTGCAAAGAAGGAAATGGATATGATAATGAAAGCACTGGAAGACGACGCCGATAAAAAAATCAAAGCCTACTGCCAAACGCCAACAATAATAAAAATAGGTGCGTAGAATGCCATTCAAAAAGATAATTAAGGGCAAGGATAAAGGCAAATATAAAAGCCCATCAGGACGCACAATGACCAAAAAACAAGTTCAAGCTTATTACGCTAAAAAAGGCAAGAAATGAGTCAAGGTTCAAATTATCCGTATTGCAATATCACAACTGATCTTCAATTAGCATTCAAGAATATAGAAGATTTTGCAGGTTTAGATACACTAACCGGATTTACAGATGTTTCTGGATATGATGAGACTTTCAGTAAGCACAATACTGGATATTATGGTGTAGTGTATGAAGATGGCATTAAATTAACGAAACAAACCAGTATCGCAACTGTGCAGGCAAACGCTTCGTCATTCTGGTATGATAGCGTCAATGATATATTGTATATTCATTATAGTGATGACGATCATCCCGATACACACACGATAACAGCTGGAACTGAAGATTGGAATGGACTAAAAACCAGAAGTCGTAATGATGCTATGGAGGAAGTAGAGAGCTATCTTGATATAAAATATCCAAGACCATTGCCATTTGCCAAGAACTCATACAATTCCGCAAAATACGATAGCGATCTTGTAAGGGCAACCGCATTTGTTACTGTGCGGAAAATCATAGAACATCGTGATCCGAATAATCAGCTAATTGAGCTATTCTGGAAACGAGTGTATTCCAGTGAAGAGCCGTATGGATTACTCTGGGAATATCGAGAAGGCAAACGGACTTTTAGTTTTGAAAATACAAAAGACGAATTTAATGGTAATGTTGAAATTATTATGCTGGATTCCACATCAACGGGTAAAATACACATAGCGGGAAAGGGTATTGCCACCGACCATCGCATTATGCGCATTAAAATAGATACGGCAGGAGCGGTAGAAACGGCAACCTATAAGATTTCCGATGATAACGGATTGACTTGGTATTCCGAGAAAAACAAAACATATTAT